CCTACGGGTGCAACGGGACCTACAGGTGCGACGGGTGCAACTGGTGCAACGGGTGCAACTGGTCCGACTGGTGTATCGACATTTAATGGAACAACAGATGCAATTGCATCTGCAACAACTATTAATGAAATTGCTTACTCTGCAATTACTAGATTAGAAGTCACCAACAGCGGATCTACAGCGTATCTTTTTAACAATCAATACAGCGGAAATAACCCAACAATCTATGCAATTAGCGGAACAACAATTGCTTTTAACTTAGCTGTAACAGGGCACCCTTTCTTAATTAAAACTGCACTAGGTGCAGCAAACTACAATACAGGTCTTATACATGTAGCCACAGATGGCACAGTTACCAGCGGCTCAGGTGCGCAAGGTAATGTAACAGGAACTCTATATTGGCAAGTACCAGCTAATATAAGTGGAGCTTACGCTTATCAATGCTCGGTTCATAGCGGAATGCTTGGAGTTATTACAATTAAGGACATTTCAGCGATATGATAATGGAAACTGTAGGCAACTTTGAATGGAAAGCAGAAGAAAGTGAGAACGCTCCTTTGCTTAACCTAACTATCAAAAACACCTCTGAGAACAAAACAGTTTTAATTTCAGATGTAGTATGGGCTACTGGACGTGAAGATTTTCTTGAAGGTGTCTACAACACAGCAGTAGAAACTCTTGCAGGAGCAGATCACTGCTGCTATGAAGGCAAAGTTTCTTTAGTAGAGGGTGGTGAGTAATGGCTATTCAAAGAATTGGAGTATTAAATCCTTTAGCAAATGTTTTAGATTCTTTTCCAACACTAACTATTTCTGGTGTTGCCTCAGTTATTGTAACTAACAAAAGCAGCGTATCTTCTTTAGTACAGGTTTATATACAGCCTTCTGGAACTAACTCCGCAACAGATAGAGCCTACCTTGCATATGATTTAGAAGTAGCTGGAGGACAAACTTTTGAAACTTTTAGATTTGCACTAGATATAGGAGATATAGTTTACGTTACTAGCAATACTGCAACTATATCTTTTTCTCTAAATTTGTTATATGAAACTGAAGGTAGATCTAATATATCTTATGTAGAAAATCAACCAGGCTTTGCTGAAGTAGGTGACATTTGGGTAAAGCCAAGTGATGGAGAAGTTTCTTTCTATACAGGTAGTGCTTGGTTAGAACTTGCTTACGTAGGTTTAGGGCCAACAGGACCAACAGGTGCGCAAGGATTGCTTGGACCAACGGGATCAACTGGACCACAGGGATCTGGAGTTTCTGTATTAGGAAGTTATGCAACTTTAGAACTTTTAGAAGCCGATAGTCCAGTTGGAAATATTGGAGACTCATATGTTATCCAAAATGAATTATATATTTGGAATGATTTAAACCAAGAATGGGACAACGTCGGACCTTTTGTAGGACCGATAGGACCAACTGGTTCACAAGGAATTCAAGGTGTGACAGGTCCTACAGGTGCAACAGGTGCGCTTGGACCTACGGGACCAGAAGGTGGACCAACTGGACCTACGGGACCGACGGGTGCAAGTATTACAGGACCTACAGGAGACACTGGTCCGACAGGTGCAACGGGGCCTAGATCATTTCCTACTTTTAGGTTTTCTAGTAGCACAGTCGATGAAGATCCAGGTACTGGTCAATTTAGATTAAATAATTCAACTGTAGCTAGTGCTAGTCAATTGTTTATAAATAAAACAAGTTTTACATTTGCTGCTGATTTTTCTAGTTGGATTTCTTCGTGGGATGATTCAACTACTTCTTCAGATAGAGGAACTTTATTTATCTCAACTACACCTGGGGCAGTAAGAACGGTTTTAAAAGTTACATCAGATGTGGTAGTTTCTGGAGATTATTTTAAAGTTCCAATTTCTTATATTTCTGGGGCAATACCATTAGCAAGTAGCAGTTATACAATAGAATTTTCTAGAACTGGTGATTTAGGGGATACTGGACCTACGGGACCAACATCTACTGCTCCTGGACCTACAGGTCCGACAGGTGCAACTGGTGCAACGGGTGCAACTGGTGCAACGGGTGCAACGGGTGCTCAAGCCTACCCAGTTAACTTTTTAGGTAGTGTTGCTAATTTTGCAGGTCTACCTACAGGACCTACAGCAGATGATTCATATTTAACTTTAGATACTGGAGATGTTTATTTCTGGGACGGTGCAGCATGGGATGATTTGGGTCCAATTTTAGGTCCTACAGGGCCGACAGGACCTACGGGACCGACAGGGCCAACTGGTGCTGCAAGTACTGTAACTGGACCGACTGGATCTGAAGGACCTACGGGTGCGACAGGTCCGACGGGTGCGGCAAGTACTGTAACTGGACCTACTGGACCGCAAGGTGACTGGGCAACTGCTCAATCTATAGAAGAACAAGTAGATAACTACACTTTGTCACTAACCGATACTGGAAAATTATTAAAAATTAATAAATCAACAACAGTTCAAATAACAATTCCAACAGAAGCTGCCGTAGCTTTTGGAACTGGTCAAAGAATAGATTTTGTTCAATATGGAACTGGTCAAGTTACTTTTGTAGGTGCTAGTGGGGTAACTGTAAGATCAACACCAACTACTAGTTTAAGAACTCAGTACTCAGTCGCATCAGCAATTAAAATTGGTACTGATGAGTGGCTGATTACTGGAGATTTAGCATTGGTTTAGTATGCCATCAACGGTAGGTATAGTAGGGGCAGCAGGTAACTTAAAGAATACTCAGGAACCTAGATTACTTGGTTACAAAGTTAACTATATACAGAACCCATCCTTTGAGGTAGGTACAGGTAACTGGTCTGGTGTGGCAGGAGCTACTTTTGAAAGAGTTACTACAGACTCTGTAAATGGATCTGCTTGTTTAAAAGTTTACAATGTAAGTGGTTCTGCTGTAGCACATTCAGCAGTTCCTCTAGAAACAGCGGGTACTTATTTTGTAAGCGCATGGGTAAAACAACAAGAAGGTAATACCACTGCAACAAACTTTTTTAGAGTTATACAAACCGATACCCTTGGCGGATCAACAATTGTAGCGTCAAATATTGGAAGCACCACACCAACAATAGGTCAATGGACTAGACTTTCTGCCTCTTTTACAAAAAATGCTTCTGCAAATTATGTAATTATAAGAGTAGTCACAGGATCAACGTCAGATACAGACGTGTTTTTTGTAGATTCTGTTATGCTACAGAAAACAAACTCTTTAGAAAACTATTTTGATGGGGACTCAGAGGACTCTTTTTGGGCACTAACACCACACAACAGTTTTAGTGGAAAAACACCATATTAAAATAGTTTAGTGTAGTATATAACAGAGAGATTCAGAGAGGTATATACCTATATGTCAAAAAACAAATCATTTAATGAAATTGTCATTTTAGGTGGAGGCACCGCTGGGTGGCTTACCGCTCTATACGCTAAGAAAAAATTTTATGACTCAAATGTTACATTAGTTAAATCTGATGATATTGGTGTGCTGGGAGCTGGAGAGGGAACTACCCCTAGCATAATTAGTTTTTTAGACTACCTAAACATACCAGCATCAAGAATTATAAAAGATGCAGATGCCACTATTAAAAACGGAATTAAATTTACAAATTGGAATGGCGATAATTCTTACTATTACCACGGCTTTTTGTCTAATGAAAATGTAGGATTATCTTCTTTTGACAACCCAGAAATTTTACCAAAAACAAATGTTCTACATGTTGTAACTAAAGAACTAGACAAACCTTTAAGTCAGGTAAATTTTGTTGAAAAAATTGGAGAAAAGGATAAAGTAGGATTTACTTTACATCCAGATTACGATAATCAAATTATACAGGATCCAATACATAAATATGTAATGAATTCTTACTTTGCTTTACATTTTAATGCAGTCAGTTTTGCTAAGACACTAGAAAGCATAGGAATTGAAAGAGGCATTAATGTAGTAGAAGGCATAGTACTAGATATTAAGCAAGACAAAGAAGGAAATATTTCTAAACTAGTTTTAGATACAAAAGAAGAAATAGAAGTTGATTTTATTTTTGATTGCTCTGGTTTTAAAAGATTAATAATTGAAAAAATTTATAAATCTGAGTGGAAAAGTCACAAAGAAAAACTTCCAGTAGACACTGCCATACCTTTTTTCCTACCTATAGATAAAGATATTCCTTCATACACCGAGTCAATAGCTATGAAATATGGTTGGATGTGGAAAATACCACTTCAAAACAGGTATGGGTGCGGGTATGTTTTTGATTCTAGTTTAGTATCTGAAGAAGATGCTAAAAAAGAGATTGAAGAATATTTAGGTTTTAAAATAGACTCTCCTAAAACTTTTAAATTTAATGCTGGATACTATAAAAAACCATGGGTAAAAAATTGTATTGCAGTAGGACTTTCTTCTGGTTTTATAGAACCACTAGAGGCAACTTCAATATGGGTTTCAATAATAAATATAACAAATTCTATGTCAAATCTTAACAGTATAATAAATATAAATGATGATGTTATAGAGGAATTCAATAAAAAATTTATAAAAGCAAATGAAGAAATTGTAGATTTTATTCATTTACATTATTTAACAAAAAGAAAAGACACTGAATTCTGGAAAAAATTTAACAATAAAGATACATACTCTAAAGAACTAAAAAATTATATAGATATTTTAGATTATAGAGTCTGGGACTATACAGATTTCTCTTCAAAAATGTTTCCATTAGAGAGTTGGATTTCTGTAGGCGAAGGATTAGATTTAATAAATAAAAAAACATACAAAGATACATACGAATCTAATAAACTATATGATTTTATTTCAGATAGTTATGAGGTTTTTATAAAAAATCAAGATGAAGTTGTAGAAAAATGTATGTCACATAAAGATTTTATAGAGGATCTAAAGTCTTGAATATAAAAAAAGAGTGGTTTGTAGCCTTAAAAACTATGACCCATAAAAAATATTGGAATAGAGAAAACAGTGTGGAATTTTTTGCTTTTGTAGTAAAAGCAGTCATAATTATACCTGGATTACTTTTTAATATACAAATATGGTGGCTTTACGTACTTGCTTTAATATCAAGTTTAATGCTAATATGGTCTTCTACAGTAAAAACACTACCTACACTTATATGGTTCAACATACTGTGGTCTTTTTTGGCTATAGCCGCAATAGTAAGACATTTTCTGATAGGGTAAATATATGAAAATAGCGATATACACCATAGCTTTAAATGAGAGACAGTTTGTAGACGCTTGGTACGAGTCAGCAAAAGAAGCAGACTATCTACTAATTGCAGATACTGGTTCAACAGATGGAACTGTACAGCACGCAAAGTCTTTAGGCATAAATGTTTTACCTATATATGTAAAACCTTGGAGATTCGATGTAGCAAGAAACGCTAGTCTTGCATCTCTACCAACAGATATAGACTACTGCATAGCTTTAGATATGGATGAAGTATTACTACCTGGCTGGAGAGAGTGCTTAGAAAAAGCACTAAAAAATAATTGGACTCGTCCTAGATACCAGTACACATGGAATTGGAATGAAGATGGAACACCAGGATTACAATATGGAGGCGATAAAATCCACACCAGATGGGGGTATCGCTGGAAACACCCAGTACACGAAGTTCTAGTTAGATACGGTGATAGCCCAGAACTACAAGGATGGGTAGATTTAGAAATACACCATCACGCAGATAATACAAAACCAAGATCACAATATCTTCCACTACTTGCTCAAGCAGTGCAAGAAGATTTATCTGATGATAGAAATGCTTTTTATTACGCTAGAGAGTTATATTTTTATGGTAGATATGAGGAAGCATCAAAAGAATTTAAACGTCATTTAGAACTACCAAGAGCACAATGGCCACCAGAACGTGCGGCTTCAATGCGTTACTTAGGTAAAATTGAAACAGACAAAGCAGAGTACTGGTTTAGACAAGCAATAGAGCAAGCCCCTGGTAGAAGAGAGCCTTGGCTAGATTTAGCAAAATATTACTACTCAAAACAAGACTGGAAAAACTGTCTAGAGTGCTCCATAGAAACTTTAAGTATTAAAGAAAAACCTTTAGAGTATCTTTGCGAAGCAGACGCTTGGGGGGAATCTCCATACGATTTTGCCGCAATATCTTGCTATAGATTAGGTAAGTACTCTGAAGCATTAGAGTACGGGAAGAAAGCTGTAGAGATAAATCCAAATGATGAGAGACTACAAAAAAACTTAACTTTCTATGAAATAGGTGGAAAAACTATTTCTTCTTCCGACCCCTCTTCTTCTTAGATAACTTTTCTTTTTCTTTTAATCTTTTAGTTATTTTGTCTTGTCTGTCTATTTTGTATGCCTCAACAGCATTTGCACTAGTTCTACTTCTCCAAGAAAAACCACACTCGTCACAAGTCACAACCTTTGCTGTTGTCCATCTACCACCATTAGGCAACTGCTCGGTTGAGGTTCTTAATTTAGAGGGTCTTGCAGTACAGTATGGGCAGTTTGGGTAGCGTCTTCTTCTAGTCTCTTCACCTTTATATGAAACTGATAAAGCCCTTCGTATCTCAACTTCATCTTTACCGCCCCAAATACCCCAGATTTGACGATGCTCTAAACCCCACTGAAGACATTCTTTTCTTACAGGGCAAGAAAAACATATATTCTTTGCCCCGTATTTTTCGGAAGTATTGTTAGAAAAAAACCAATTTATGTAGTTACGATTTTTTGGTTTTGCGCACAGCGCATCCCTTTGCCACTCAAGATTGTTAGCAGGTTTCCACATACAACAATCATAAGACTAAAAACTATAAACTATACACTAAACACACTATAAAACTATCCAAGTAATTGGAACAATGTTAACAACTAAATCACCGTAATCTGTCTCACCATTCTCATCACATTTAGATAAAACATCTTCATCTTCTAAACATCCAGACCAACCGTACTCAACTCTAGAGTTTTCTATTATTTTAAAACCTTCACCTAAAGAGATAGCAACTCCGTCTTTCTGTAAAGCCGATGCCAAAGCTCTTCTAACTAAATCATTTTTAATATTAGTGTGGTCTTTTGTATAATAAACAGTAGACTCTGAATACTTGTTAAAAGAGAGTTCTAACCCGTCCCACTCTTGCCACAAGTCGTCACCAAATCTAGTATCTTTCATATTAATTAAAAGGGATTATCTTCATTAAAATCATCATCATCGTCTGCCTCTAAAAAACTATGAGTTAAGTCGTACTCATATTTATCTGCTTCTTCTTCCCTAGTAAAATTAACAGTCTCTGGATTTTTCATCTCATATATACCAGCAATAGTCACAGAACCACAGGTACAGCAGACTTCAACAGCACCCGTATTAGTTTTTTGAGGAACCTCTATACCAACTAGTTTCATCATTATGTTACCAGTCTGATCTATACTTTGTGGCTCCCATTTAGAATGAGCAGATAGCCAACACTCTTCACATGTAGCAAAAGGAACCATAGCCAACTTATCTGACATAAATCGCTCCCAACTATTAAATATCTATGTGTATATTTTATATGATATTTAAGTTATAGAGGGTTTCTACAGGGGGTTTTATGTTTCTTTTATGTCTAGTTTCTCTTCTATCAGTGGGAGATGTCCCACCCCATATCCCATAAACTTCATTTTCTAAACCCCACCTAGCGCACTCTTCGATATGCTCACAACTATTACAAATTTTTTTAGCCATTCTAAATCTTCTTAAACTATCTGTACTTCTAGTGTCGACATCGTCGCTAAAAAATAGATCTCCACCTATTTCAGCGCAGAGAGGGCGTTCGTATTCTGAAGGTTTTCTTAGGCTGCCCACTTTACTTCTTTCTTTTTATAGTTTAAGAGTTACTGTTTTTCTTTCCTACTTCATAACCACAGCCTGCATAACCTGCTATATCAATCCAAGTATCTCCTTGAAAACCAGATTTTGCAGCAAACCGTGCCATTTTTAACCCAACCATCATCATTGCTACATCTTCTGCTGTCACATTATGATCTAAAATTACAGACCAAATTTTTGCAGTTCTGTCAAAATTATCTTCAGGACTTCCGTACTGATTGTTTCTATCTCCATCAATAATTTTTGCAGCTTCTCTTAAAGCCTCTACTCTTACAGAAACTTTAGCGGGAGGAGTAACTACTTGCTCGTTATATTTTTGCGCCTGCTCATTAATTTCCATCTTTTATCCTCGCTATCAGTTCTGCAACGTATTTAGTTTCTGTTTCTTCATCTAAATCTTCTAAAACTTGTAACTCGTACTGAACATACCTGTTAATTTCATCTATGTCAACCTCTAAAAAATTAGAAAGACACTCTTCAGCTATGTAAATTAAATCAGCGTAAGAGTCACCACGTATTTCTAAATTTAGAACTACTGATTTCACTACTTAACTAACTTTTCCAAAATATATGGACTGTAGTGGGCACCATCTAGTACTGGTTTTTTGTTGTCAGTAGATTTAACAATTACATCTCCGTAACGTACACCAACTACTCGACCCCTTCGACCATTGTGCAGACGACCAAGATCTCCAGAGTAGGCATCACTTTTAACTCTTACTTCATCTGCAACTTTTATTTGACCAGGAGTTACTGGAACCCAGACTTCGTTTTTATCTATTTCAATTAAAGGTTGATTGCGGGACAGTTTATTAAAAATATCTAAAGCTTCTTCAGATAATTTATCAGTTATAGCTACATCTGCCCATGTATCAATAAGTTTTATAACTGCATCGCCAACCATTTTTCTTACTTTTACAGCCTCGAGTTGGGATTTAACCCACTCTATATCTACATCTGCCATAATTTATCCTTCCTTTGTTTGTTTATTTTACCAATTAAACACTAGTTTTTATGGCGTTTAATATGGAGTTTTCTAACTTTTTTAATACCTCATTTGCATCAGGCATCGATTCTATGTATATATTTTTTTGTCTTTTAGCAAGACTATTTCTTTCAACAGGACTCATGTCTTCTATTTCTGCAGGAATAAAAGCCCACTCACTCCCTAAAAATGAAGTATTACGCCACTCCGTTACCACTGGTATCTCTAGTAAAAGAGCATGAGAAAGCATCACAGACCACCAAGGCTCAGAGTTTTTATAAACGCTAATAATCATCCCTAAAGATGAATCAAGCCTTGCTAAAGCGTCATTATGGCTCTGCCATTTGTGATCCCTTATAGGTATAACTGGTTTAGCCAAAGTTTTTGATATGTCTTTAGACCACTTAGTGTTCTGCTGATCCACGCACCAATAGTCTTCG